GGCGGAGTATGAGAAGATTAAGCAAGCCGCTTTTAGTAAAATAGTTTCCCAAAAGAAATATAGAGTAAAGGAATGGAGAGGATAAATGATGGCCAGAGACGATAAGACTTGTCTTAAATGCGGCAAGAAAGAGTCGCAGTCTGAAATGCCTTGGATGTCTGTCTATGGCTTTTGTAATTCCTGTCATGAAAAGTTTCTACCCTTTATTTTTGAAGCAAAGAAGAAGTTTCTAAAGACCCGTAAAGGCAGCGGTAAGAAAAGTTGGGTAATGAGGAGAAGGCATGGCGGAGCGTAAGTTATATTCTAAATTTAAAGAGAAGATGCTGAAGGCAGATCCGAATTGCTGGGTTTGGAAGATACCGGATACTTTCAATTTAGGCGGTAAGAAGCCCGGAGATTTTTTCTGCGTGGTAAAAGGAGTTCCATTCCTTTTAGAATTCAAAAGTAAAAAAGGCATAGTTACTAAATATCAACTTTACCAACTATCTGAGTTTATTATTGCCGGCGGTGAAGCAATGACTTATTGGGAAAGCAGAGAGACGCTAGATGAGTTTGTAGAAAAAATTATAAAGAAGGTAAAAGAAAAACCTTGACAATATACCACTATTAGTGATATATTAAGCACGCGGAGGTGTGAATATGAAAGGTATAACCAAATTACACAAAGAACCGGTAACTATTTGTAAATGTATTCGTTGTGGGCATATTTGGGGTAGTCGGTCAAAAAAACCAATTCGCTGTAGCCATTGTAAAAGTTATCTTTGGAATACGCCAAAAAGAAAAGGAGGTGATGTATAATGGCGGGGTTTTATGGTTTCATTGTAATACTATTAGTTATCTATGCAATTTGGATGTTCTTCTTTCCATTAGTTATCTGTAATAAATTAGATAAGATAATTAAATTATTAGAAAATAAATAGAAAGGAGGTGTTAAATGGTTAAATTGGGAGATTTTGTAAAAGATACTATATCTGGATTCAAAGGTATAGCAGTAAGTAAGCATTCTTACTTGCAAGGATGCGATAGAATTTCAGTCCAACCACCTATTGATAAAAACGGTAAACATCCTGAAAGTGTTACTTTTGATGAGCCCCAATTAAAAGTAATTAAAAAACAAAAAATTTCAGCAGGACAAAGAATTACTGGTGGGGCTGAAAAATATTCCGATGAAGGAAGGAGGTAATAGTGTCTAAAATCGAAGGAGTGAAATGTGAAACTTGTGGAAAGATATCTTTCGATTATATGAAAGATAAATGGATTATTATTGAAGGTAGTTTTGCTCAATACGGTGGAAGAAAGAAAAACGGAGAAGCTTTTTGTTCAGTTTATCTGCCTTCAAAAACAAGTGGATATCACTATTGCTCTTGGGAATGTCTAAAAAATAAAAAAGAAAGCTATAAATGCTTTATATAAAGAAAGATTTAAGAAAGGAGGAAAATTAACAATTCAAACTGTTCAAGAAATTTACGAAGATAACATCAAGAAGTATGGAACGCTTACTTGTTATCTTTGCTATATTCCAATTCAGTTTGGAGAAGACAGTATAGACCATAAAACACCTTTATCGAGAGAAGGTACTAATAAAAGAGAAAATTTAGATATAGCACATATGAGTTGTAATTATAGAAAACATAACAAAACCGAAGAAGAATACAGAAAGGAGGTGTTAAAAAATGTCTATGAAAATCTATGTGTTAAGCGCAACTTTGAATAACCAAATTACAACCCAAGCTATCCCTGCCCGCGATACTTTCAGCGCTAAGGTCTTAGCAGTGCATAAAATCAACGCCAATCATATCTCCGACAAGCGCTATGCCAAAGGCGAAATTACATTGAAAGACCCGGAGGGTAAGGTTATATGGAAATTGGCGGAAGTAATTGAAGTAAAAAAGGAGGTGAAATGATGGATAATATTTTTCAAGAAACTTTGCCTAATATGGAAATAACCTCTATCAGATTACAAATTGTTGTTACTAAACTTTTTGAAAAGTTACGACCACTTTTTAAAAACTCAGAGGAAGGAAACCCATCTCTATCGGCAATAGATATGAATAATATATTCACTAGAATAAATATGAATATGGGTTATTCTATCTTAACATTAGAGACCCTTATTAATACGGTAGAAATACCGGAAAAACCAAAAGAAAGAAGGAGGTGAGGAATGCCTGAAACTGGCTATTGTATGAAATGCAAAGCAGCAAAAGAAATAAAAGACGCACAGCAAGTAGTAATGAAAAATGGCCGTAAGGCTCTAAAAGGCAAATGCCCGGATTGCGGGACAGTGATATTCAAGATACAAAAAAAGGAGTGAAAATATGGAAAATGAGTTGTTATCAGCAGTGTTGCAAGCTCGGCAGGAAGTCGCGGAAATAGATGCTTCTCTGTCTGAAGCGAAAGCAAAAAAAGAGGCTGCGGAAGCAAAGCTCATCGAATATCTCGATGACCACAATCTTAAGAGTTTCAAATCAGCAGTGCTTGGTTGTTCGGTGATTAGAAAAGAAACCTTGTATTGTTCGATAGACAAAGAAAGGAAGGAAGAGGCGTTTAGATATATTCAAGAAGACTTAGGCCGCGGGGACTGTATTAAACCGCAGATCCATAATAAAACCCTTTCTTCTCTGATTTCAGAAATGCTAAAAGAAGGTAAGAGCTTCCCGCAGGAGTTATTTAAGTATTATTTTCGTCCTGAATTAACTATAATTCAGGCAAAGAAGGAGGGTTAAGATGACAAAAGAATCTAAAGATTTAGAAGTAAAACAAGAAGGCGCTCTTGCACCACGCGTTTCCGGTGGCTCAGGCGAAACAAAACTTCCTGCGGGTTTTGATGGAATGGATCAATCTGATTTGAAGATCGCCCGTCTTGCCATCGCTCAAGGGTTATCTCAGGTCTGTATTGATGGCAAGGCAACAATGGGGCAACTTTTTAATACTATCACCAGTGAAATTTACGGTGAAAGCGTTGAGATAATTCCATTGTTTATGTTCAAGACCCGAGCCCAGTTCGATGTGGAGCGCGGCCTGGTGATGATGTCTAGAGACAATATCAAGGTAACGATGGCAATAGACGAATTTGCCGAATATCTAGATAAGCCTGTAGAAGAAGTGCCGGGCGCGGAATGGTCTGGAGACGAACCGCCGACTTTTGCTCAAGTTTATAACTTTCCTTGCCTGTTAGTCAATCGCTTAGTTCAATTTCCGCTTTCTCTATCGTTAATGCGGACAGCGGTAAAAGTAGCCAAGACATTTCTTTCTATGGCGCGGTATTCCGGAGAAGATATGTTTGCTAGGGTTTATAAAGTATCTTCTACGATAGAAAAAGGTGCTAAAGGAACTTATGCGTTGCCGGTGATTGAGTTCAGTCGTAGATGTACGGATGAGGAGTACGCTTTCGCGAAGAAATTTTTCGATACTCTGTATCGACGCAAGCAAGATATTGAAGTAGAATTAGAAGAAAATCCGGAAAAGACAGAATAATTAACAATCCTACAAAGCAGGAGTTTAACTCAGGCAGAAACGAAGCGTTATCCCATAGCGCTATAAGCGTGCTTACCAAGTTGCAAAACTTATACGCACCTCCTTAAGCCTTGAAGAAAACTTATTGTTTCATATCTTCGCTGCTTTGTGGGGATAAAAAGGAGTCTTGCTATGCCTCACCTCAAAACCTTTGTTCATCTCTTTTCCGGAAATCCTAACGCATTCGGAATGAATAATTTTTGTATGAAGTCAGATTTGACAGAACAAATCTATAAAGACCATATTGAAGGCAAACAAAGAATCGGCATTTATCCGTTATTTGACAATAAGTTTACGCATTTTATCGCCGTTGATCTTGATGAAAATGATTTTAATAAAGCATTAGTTATCAAGCATAGGCTTGAAAATCTTAATCTAAAGATTTATTTGGAACGCAGTAAAAGCAAGGGATTCCATCTGTTTTGTTTTTTTGACGAGCCAGTCGAAGCGGTAAAGCCGCGCCTTGTCTTTGAATTCGCTTTAACAGAGTTAGAGATTATTGCGGAGGTCTTCCCAAAACAAGATGAAACCACTGAAACTACGCCTTTCGGTAATTATATTAATCTGCCTCTTTTTGCTGGTGATATAATAAACGGAAAGACGATTTTCGTTACTGACAAAAATGATCCATTCATAGACAACATTAAAGATATAGAAAAGATAAAGCTTACTTCTGCAAAAACGCTTGACGCAATAATAACACTGCATAAACTTGCCCGCAAGAAAATCATCATCTCCGAAACTCCTGAAGAACGGAAACCCTATTCTAAAGAACTGCCTTGCATAGAAAAGATAAAGCAAGGCGTAGCAGTAGGACATCTTAATAATGCTTGTTTCAGATTAACTATAAATTATAAAGAAAAAGGAATCCCTAACCCTGAAATTGAAACACTAATTCGTGTCTGGAATACAAAAAATGAAGTGCCGTTGACTGAAAGGAAATTAACTACGATACTAAATTCAGTCTTTACTAAAAATTATAAAAGTTATGGTTGCGACGATGCAGTAATACAACCTTACTGCGATAAAGAAAAATGCCCTCTGACAAACGCACAAGCCCGCAAGGAACAGATTGAAGCCGGCATAATTACTATGATTTTTCGCGACCCGGAAGCGATGATTTTCAAAAAGAAAGATTATGAATTCCGGCTGACCAATTTTGAATTTACTAAAGCTAGGAAGTTTAAGGTATCTCTAACATTATCTAAAGCTGGCAAGATAGTGCATAAAGATATTATTAATCTTAGTATGTCCTCAAACCGGAAGCGTTTTGTTAACGCAACTGAGGATAAAGAAATAGACGCTGATTTAATCAAATTAGAGGACCTAGTCAAGAAGCAATTAGAAAAGGAAGAACATGATAAGTTGCTTACGCCGAAGCAACTTTATATCATGACCGAAAATGAAAAGAACGAAGCGATTAAATTTTTAGAAAAAACTCCTAACATCCTTTATTATGTTATTGACATTAGTAACCGTATGGGCGTAGTAGGAGAAGAAACGCTGCGGCTTATGGTATATCTATGCTTTACCTCGCGTATACTCAATGAGCCGTTATCAATGACCGTAAAAGGAGAAGCCTCAAGCGGAAAATCATTCTCCTGTCAAAATATATTAAAACTCATACCGGAAGAAGGTTGCCATTTTATCACTAAGGCTACGCAGCAGGCATTTTTCCACTTGCCTGAGGATGGCCTGCAGCATAGAATTGTTTATATCAATGAACTGCAAGGAAGCGAATCTGCCGATTATTCAATCCGCACCGCGCAGTCAGAAGGCGACCTGATTTTAATGATGCCGATAAAAGACCCGGCAACCGGAGATATGGAAACAGTAACCAAGCGCGTCAAAGGCCCGGTGGGCTTTCTTGTTACTACCACTAAAGCGCAGATGTTTGATGAAAACGAAACGCGGAATTTCAGCGTATTTAGCGATGACTCACCGCAACTAACCCAGGCCATAGGCGATATTACGGTGCGTAAAGCGATGGGGGAAGATTTTAAAATTGACGAGAAAGAATTGAACTTATGGAAGAATATCCAGCGGCTTTTAAATCCAGATTTTAAGGTAATCATTCCTTACGCTAAAGAAGTATTCTCTAGCTTTCCAGATAAGCCAGTACGCATAAGGCGCGATAGAGAGCGCTTCCGGGTATTGATAGAAGTAGTTACTTTGTTGCACCAATTCCACAGAAAACAGGAGAAGTCTAAAACAGATAAGATACATCTAATATCCACGTTAGCAGACTATTATGTAGCCAAAAAGATATCCGAGGCGGTGCTAACATATACTATTTACGAGATGGGGCCTTCGGCAGAGGAACTATGGAAGGCTATTAAGGCATTGGATAATAACTGGAAGCCGGAAAACCCTGCTGGCGAAGATGAATTTATCTTCAAATACAAGGACTTGGCTGAATATATGGACTGGAAAGTAGAAAAAGTAAAGAAATGGATGTATGTCCTTATGCGCGCAGGCTTGATAGAATATGTGGAAAAGGGCTCAGGCGGCAGAGGCAAGGCTTCGTTGCTGCGTATCTCCAAGCACGGGCTGGAATGGTCTTCTGATACGCTGGGATTCTTGCCTAAGTTGGACGATTTAATTGCGAAATATCCGTGTCCTTCAAATTTATTTTATGATCCATTAACGGGAGATTCTATTTCTCTTACAACATTAGAAGCTCCAAAAGGATTATTGGATTAAAAGGAATAAAATCAGTTTTGAATTGATTTCATAGCTAGATCGCGTTACGAATGCGTTACGTTATTTCTAACTTAAATAATATCAATAAGTTACAAGAGATGTCCGACGAGAAACGATATAACTTCAATAATAACAATAAGTTAACATACTTATCCACAGGATATTAACAACTGTTATGCTGTTGCCAAAACAACAATACTATTATTTTTTTGGTTTCATTTTAATTGAAATGAATAAAATTCAATTAAGTTCAAATGAAAAAATTATATTTCTTCCGTGTATGGTAACGATATAACGGTTTAGGTCATTTTGACTGAACTTATTAAAATATAAACAGATACGGAAAAAATGAGAAAAATTAAACCACTACATCGTTACGCGCTTTTTGGCAAAAATGGCTTAAAACACGGTTTTGTCTCAAAAAAAGTGCACAAAAACTTTCTAAAAATTTTGTGCACAAATTACCTCTGAACTTTTATTGAACCAGCTAAAAAAGGAGATCCTATGTTACATATACGAGTAAGTCAATCAACCTATGATTTTCTTAAACAAGATGCCAACGACAATGCTACCTCTATGCTAGACCGGCTTAATTTCATCATTGAAACCTTTAAACTTATTTCTACTAAGATTGTCTTACCGCCAAATTCTAAAAGAGGAAAATACAGCACTTGTATGCAGGCTTGTAAATTTGCCTTTTATGAGTTTAAGAAATCGCGATTAGAAGGATCACAAATAAAATTTTATGCCCCCGATTCAAAATATTTTTCCTTACTTTTTGAGAACTATAAGAAAGAATTTCTGATATTCAAAGAAGTATTCAGGCCACAATTCTTAAAACAACGTGCTGAAGAAAAAAAAGAGAAATTAAAAGAATATAACAAACAATACTATCTAAAGAAAATACAATGCCTATAACCGAATTCAAATCCGCTTATCAGCGTTTCCAGCAAGCTTTGGAGTATATCATAACAAATGAGCCAAAGCTCAAAGCCGATTCAGCAAGATGGGAGAAGATAACCAAAAATTTTAGGGAGCGCTTCGAAGCACCTCTCGATTTCGCGTGGCTTGCCTTAAGCAAGGAAGAGCGGAAAAGATTTGCTACTTTATACCTAGCGCGCAAGGTGCAAAGTGATGAAACGGTTCAAAAAGTTATTAAGGTGTTTAATGCGAAAGTAAGAAGTGTAAAAGAAGATGAAAATACTACTAATTGATATAGATAGTAAGATACCTAATTTTGCTCTCAAGAAGATTGAAAAATATCATCTAGATAAAGGAGACGAAGTTATCTGGAATAACGAACTATTTATAAACTCAGTTGACAAAACTTATGTATCTTGCATCTTTACTAAAAATAAATATAAATGCAGAGATTTTGAAGGCAGAGCAGAAATCGGCGGTTCTGGGTATGATATATATAAAAAATTACCGAAAGAAATAGAAATAGTAAAGCCTCATATCAATTTAGGTTTTACTACTCGAGGGTGTATCCGAAAATGTCCATTTTGTATTGTATGGAAATCAGAAGGAAATATAAAAGTAGAAGCAGATTTATATGATATTTGGAATGGTAAAGCAAAATCAGTTGTCTTTTTGGACAATAATGCAACAGCTTTAAAAGAACATTTAATTTTAGTCTTAAAACAATTACAAAAAGAAAAAATACAAGGAGAATATAATCAAGGATTAGATATAAGATTATTAAACAATGAAATAGCGAAAGAATTAAAGAAGACTAAATTGTCTGAATTATGGTTTGCTTGGGATAATATAAAGAATCAGCCATTAATTGAGCAAGGAATATCAATTTTAAAGAAAGCAAAAATTAAATCATTTAGATTTTATGTTTTAGTTGGTTTTAATTCTACTTTTGAAGAAGACTTATATAGATTTAGGACTTTAAAAAATATAGCCATAAAAGAAAAACTATTTATCCGTCCATATTGTATGCGTTTTGAAGATAAGTATTATGATGATAAATATATCAAATTAGCTCAATGGGTAAATATGCCTTGGTTATTTATGAAAATGGATTATCCACAGGCTTATACTTTTATGGTTAATCAGAGTAGATATAAAAAATTATTATAATGACTATTATCACGCTTCTAGGTGGCGCTAAAGTTTGGTGCGATTTGACAATTGACAAATCGCGGTGCCGCGGATGTCATAAGGTAATTTATTGGTTGACAAAAGAAAAAATATATGTTAAGATTTAATTATCTTGAGAGAAGCGGAATTTTTGTATCTAAAATAGACGGGAAGTAAGTTTGAGAAACTTAACCGTTTCTCTCAAGATAACTGAAACCCGTCTTTTATTTTAAATAAATTATGTCTATTTACAAAAGAGAAATTTGGAAAAGATGGTATCAAAAAAATAAAGCAAAAAAGAAATTATATATGAAACACTATAATAAACGTAAAGAGGTTAAGAAGAGAATGAAGATTTATAATAAAAAATATCTCCGAAAAAATAAAGAATATTTTAGGAATTATCGAAAAAATTACCCTAAAGAATATTATAAACAATATAAAGAAAAAAATAAAGAAAAAATAAGAAAACAGAGTAAAAAATATTATCTAAAAAACAAAAAGAGAATCTTAAAATATATGAAAAAATATTATTCAATTCCTAAAAATATAAAAAAGAAGAAAATATGGACTAAAAACTATTTTAAAAATGTTATAATAAAACGATGTATAGAAAATTTAAAATCTTGGGAAGGTTATATTCCTAAAAAGACTAATTGCCAAGTCTGTGGTAAATTTATATATTTTAATCGAAAAATTAAAGTTAATATAATTCAATTTGACCATAAAAATCCCCATAATATTATTAACCGTGCAAGTCCTACGGCATGGCTTAAATTTAATCCTCGAACTCCTGAAAATGAGAAAATATGGAAGAAAGCTGATTTTGGAATGTTATGTTTACAATGCAATGGTGGAATACCTACTAAAAATAGAAAAAAATTTTTAAAAAATTTAATACGATATATTCTCAATATCCCGCGAACCAATGGCATAGAAACAATAAATGAAGAAAGGATGCCCAAGATATGAAATTAAAATTAAGATGCAGAATTTGCATGGAAGAACATAAAGCAACTTCGCAAAATTTTCCTTTAGTATCGCATAAAAAAATGCCTAATAAAGAAGGCAAATTAGAAGATAGAATAGTTGGTTACATATGTATAAAATGTTGCCGGAAGCAGGTAAAACGGGAAAACAGGGAAAACAAAAATGTCTTGAAAATCAATACCTAATATGTTATACTTTGATTAGTTAAAGGAAGGCGGATTTTATTTTGTTAACAAAGGCACTCGTAGGACTGGAGAGCTTAACCGCTTATCCTTTAACTGTCCGAAAGGTGCCTTTCATATTAGGTGTTAAATGGAGTATTGTTTAGAAGCAAGTTGCGTTAATCAAAGATATTTATGTTTCGTAGGAGGATGCCTGATGAGAAACAGGGAAAAAGCTAAAGAATATATGAATAAATACCGCTTTTGTAAAATTTTAGAACGAATGAAAGAACAACAGAGAAAGTGCAATTTCTGTGATAAAGTTTTAGAAACACTTCATCACAAAGACGAGAATCATAATAATAATCGATTAAACAATTTACAGCCAGTTTGTCAAGAACACCATTTGGCAATCCTACATCAATCAGACATAGCTAGTCAAAATGAGGCAGATTTGCCAGTTTTAAGGCATAGAAATGCTGTAACACTTGAAAGAACGCTATCCAGTGTGCTTCAAAACTGTAACACTGGTAAGATATATAACTTAACATTAAGAAAATCAATAGGTTGCAACAAAAGAATTCATATTGTTGAAGGATCTTATCATTTGATAGAATTTTTGGGTTCTTTAGGTTATACAGAAGTAGTTTCTAACCAATAAAAAAAGCGCCGTAATGACTACGGCGCTTCTGCTAATTCTACAATACCTAAAATTCTAACCTACCACCTATCTTGCCACCTATTCCTGTCCTTGAATTTCCTATGCCTGATTCTGAAAATCCGTAGCCCTCGATGAATAGGATTGGCAACCACCAAGGGCGCTTCTTTATTTCTTGTTTCTGTTGCTGCTGAGGCGCATAGGTTATGTTGCTGAAACTAAACGGATAAACAACCATCGACTGTGTCTGGGTTTGATTCTTTACAAAGAATGCTCGGTATATAGTTACCGCAACAAAAAGAATAACAAGTATAGTAACTATTAACCGCCAGCCATATCCCCAGCTTTTAAACCACGAGGTTTTGCCTCCGCCAGTGATAAATTCTTTTAAGGAGAATTTTCCTTCCATTATTTTATTACTCTTTTAGCATAGAAATAGATACCGGCACCTATTATTTCCATGCCTATCAATATCGGGTGTCTTGTTATTAATAATAGACCTCCTAAAACGCCTATTATTATTCCTATCCATTTAACTAATAATTTTTTATTCATTCTATTCCTCCTTTTTGATTTATAATCTCGAGTTCAAGCTTCCTAAGCTTTAAATCGAGTTCTGCTTCATCAACTCTATCCCGGGATTCTATCATGGCAGTAAGTTTGTAACGAAATGACGGAATTTCTATTGCGTATAAAAATATCATTTCAAAGATTTCTAATTGCAGATTAGCATCAATTCTTTTTAGATGGCACATTGGCTATTCCTTTTCGTAACAATCTTGTAAATAAGAAGGTATTGAACGAAGTTCTTGTTTAGTTATCTTTTCTTTTAGACCCATATATTCAGGCATCCATTCTTTACCGCTATATAGTTTCAATACATAAAATTCATCAGTAAGATATATTTTATGCCTTTTATTTATTGTAGTTGAACAACCTAAAAGAAAAAATATAATTAAAAATATTAAAATGCCTTTTTTACAGTTATAATTGTCCATAAAGTCGGCCAAAATCCCCAAGTCCCATCTACATCTGGAGGTGCAAAGGGGTCATCGGAAAAGAGACCACCCCCGAAAGATACTTGAGTTGCGCTTAAAGATTTTAACATTGCTATATACTCAAAAAATTCACTATATTCCTGACCAGGATGGGTATGTAAAATTCTTCCCCAAGGAGATACAATATAATATGCGTTAGAATCCGAAGGATGCGTTATAGTTTGCACAGCATCGTAAACTGGATTTGCTGTATCAACATCTGAAATAATCATTGGAATATGCCCTGAATCAAAGACTAAAACTTCACTTGCGTTATACACTCTTAATCCATACGCGACTGCGCTCTTAGTTATTGGAGGTATAAATGATTGCCAACTGAATGTAGCATATGCAGTTATATCTGCGAATATATCAAACCCAATATAGTTATTACCTGATTTAATATAACGCATTAATCCACAATAAACCGATGAACTTGGTTTTATTGCAATTAAAGGAGCTTGTAGAGTAGCAGATGAAAAAGTAACGATTTTATGATTACCTACATTTACTTCGGTCTCAGTGGTTACATTTTCTCCATGTTCATGAAGAGCATAGTTTGTATAAGTAGAATCTATCTGAAGAGCTAAATTAGCATTGAGTACTTTTAATCCGTATGACATAATTAATCCATTATTATTACACCGATAAGAGAACTTGCACTGCTATGATAAGCATCTGATTTAGCCGTCCAACTAAAAGTAGTTCCACTGATAGCTACATCGTGAGCCAAACTTCCATAAGCTCCTGTCATTTCTAATGGTATAGAAAAAGCATAAGTCGTCTTGCCTGATATATCTGATAAAGTCGTTGAACCACTAGCACCAGAAGCAACAACCGCTGAATATCTTATTCTCGCAACTGTATGAGAAGTATCTAATATTGTAGTTCCAGCAGCATCTTTTATTCTCAATCCATAAGTGCTCATCTTAACTCAACTTTCCTAATTCTACTCTTAAATTATTCGACGCATCATAGACCTTAATCACTTCATTCGCACCATCAATGTATACCTTTCCGGCAGTACCTACAGTAATAATCTCATCTACATTTAGGCTTCCTGTATTGACTGTTAATGCATCTAATTGAGTAACGGTTATTTTATTAGCCGTAACTGAGCCAGTATAGATATCTCCGCCGTCTATCTTTGTTGTATCGGAAGCATGTGCCCAGCCTGTAGCAATCGCAGCATTTACTAATTCCCACTCACCTGCTGTAATTTGGTCGTCTCCGGCATTAGTCGCCCTATATAATTTATTATCATCGGTATCAATCCATAAATCGCCGGCAGCTAATGCTGTAGGAACAGCGGGCTGACGGAAAGTAGTAATTTTATTCTTATCTTGAACATCTGTCCAAGTATTACTTTGATAAAAATAAAATCGGTTTCCACCATCGGTATCTATCCAATAATCCCCATTTTTCATACCAGAAGTAGGGGCAGTAGTTTGATAAAATACTACTGCAGCACGTTCATCTATCTTGCCGGCATAAGGCATAGCATAAGAGCCTTCTACACACATTGCACCGTCAAAGTGAGCGTATGTGTTTGTATTCGACACAAACAGATATATATCTAATACGGTAGCGGAATTACTTATAACACAAGTTACTGTTAAAAACTGCCAAGTATTATCACCTGTATGATATGAGGAATCTGCCCCTGCTACACCATCATATATTGATATCTGTGCTACATTTGCTGTTGCACATTTAACCCAACATCCAAGTGTGATGGTTCTACCCTTCCAATAACTAAGTCCTTTCGGCAATATAATTGATTGGCGTATATAACAATTTGCACCCACTCTTGTAATGGCTGCACTATAAGTCCCCAATTTTACATAAGCAGGATTATCTTGTCGTCCTACAGTTCCACCCGGACCATAGTATGTCCACCTATCAGCAGATACTCCTGCTGTCCAATCTTCAAAATTTCCGTTATCAAGTAATTGGCCAGAACCAAATATACCCGTGTCGAGTTTCGATACTGTTATAGAATTGGCGGCTATTCTAGCCGCGTCTAATGTTCCGGTGGTTATCTTTTCAGCAGCTAAACTAAATATCTTTGCTGAGGTGATTATGGCGTCTTTTATCTGTGCCGATAAGGTGATAACTTCTCCAGCGTAGATTTTCCGCGCTGTAATAATGGCGTCGGAAAGCATACCTTCGGTGAATTCAATGTATTTTACCTCACATGTTGCGGTAAAGTTGCCAGGCCCAAAGCCGTCAACACCTCTTACTTTATAATATCTGACTGGATGAAGGAAAAATTTAGAAGTTGTATCAGGTTTAGTAGTCCAATTACTTATCATAGTAAACTTGCCTAAGTCGGTATCGTAAGCGGAGATTTTTAATTCCTGTCCGTTACCAGTGCCAGAGACTATTTCAATATAGCTTCCTTTCCAATAATCAGGCCCCCAGCCAGATAAATCCAAATCCGTTACATAATTAGTATTAGCTACGCCATTATCATCTGACATTCCGTTTTGCGAAGACTCACCACTAATAGAGGCTTGTTTACCTGATACTCTTGAATATAAGACTTCCTCGCCTGCCCAAGCATTAGTTTTTGATTCATAGACCTCATAATATTCAATGTCAGTAGCAGTATCGTCAGTCCAGTATAATCTTCCGATATTAAAAACTACTGCCTTTTCTAAAGATAGGGGGATTGCCGGTGCGGGATTTACAGGGGTAATATGTACAGATGCTGAAGAATATATGCCGCTAGTATTGATAGCCTTGATATAATAAGTGCCCGGAGTTCTACTTGAAGGGATTAAAACTTTCTTATTTGTCAAGCCACGATAAATCAAATGGCTGTCATCAGTCCCGAAATTTGCATCTTCATCTCTTATTTCATATCCTTGCAAATCATAATCCGTAACTATACTCCAAGTTAATTCTAAATTCTTGCCCCAAGAATAAGAAAAGTTTTCGACATTAGAAGGGGCAGCAGTATTACCGACTAAAGTTATAGGATTTGAAACTGTCCCGTTAGAGATAATATCATATTTCGACTGCGTCTTTATGCGGACATAATAAGTCTCAGCAGGTTTAAGATTTCCGCTTATGCGAAATGTAGTTGCTGAAGTTGGCGCGACTCCATAAGCTTTATAAGCGTCGCTACCTTTCTTTAACTCAATAATATAAAGCCGTAGCAATTCTTTCTTGCTTGCCGGCGCAGTCCAAGAAACATCGATATTTATTACCCAAGTCCCGTCAGTATTAGCCCAGCCGACTTCCGTTAATGCAACATTGGTAACATCAGGCACCGCTTCATAAGGATTAGGTGGCGAACCATAATCCCAATCGTCGAATCCAGTGCCGTAGCTGTCGTCAAGCACTGAACTGTTATATGCCTGACAGAGATATTTAGCGTTTCCAAAGCTCGCCTCGTTTATCTCAATAATCCTGAATAACGCCGCAGTCCAGTTAGGACGAGTATGTGTAACTGAAACAACATCAAAAGGCTCGCAGTGCATCGCTGACATATTGCTTTCAAACTCGCACCAAATATCATTAATTTTTCTATCATACATTATCTTTTTAGCAAGCCGATTAGCCCGAGATTGCCTGATTATCCCCATTGCGCTTATGGTTTCATTGCGGACACCGTGTATTTCTTGGTCTAACTCATCCTCAACCCAAGCGATGCGTTTAGGATTTTTTGCCTCTAATGCGGAAAACCACTCAACACCAAGTTTATTCGGCGTATCTTCCACCTTTCCATAGCCATAAATAAAAGTGCCGCGAGTGATATTATCTTCGGTAAATGCCTGAACTGCTGTCTGGTTGGCTTTTTCAATGACTAATTTGTATTTGCCTGCACTTCTAATTAAACCACCGTTAAAAGTAACCAGCATCTTTGCCAAGTTATCCAATACCGGATTTTTAGTATCGATAATTATATCCAGTTCATATCTGGCTTCAGTCCCGCCTGCGCCGTTGCTTACTAATTCATCACAGGTTTCTGCGGCATCGCCAAAACTATCATTATCAATAAAATCTTCGGATAGACCGCAGCCACTTAAAGTAGTGCTTAATAATAAATAGTCCCTGATAACCGCAGCCGGATTTTTAGAAGCGCTTACCGCGTTACTATCCCAGTTGTTTATAATTGAGTTCCAAGTTTTTATCTTCCTTCCGGTTACTCGGCAATAAACTACCGGGTTGCTGCTTACCTTATCTCCGGCAGTTATAGTCAAAGCTAAATATGCAAGATGGCGAAGCCCTTTTACAACTCCGCCAGCTCGAGAGTCTGGCGTTTGGCTGGCAGTTCCATAATAAGCTGTATAACTACAGCCAGTTAGTCCAGCAATATCCTGTTCATCAATTTGGACATTAGTAATTGCGGAAACTTCTCCAATACTTAATGCAAGAAATCTTTGCACAGTAGTCCCTGGATCTGACTGCCAGATAATATTTCCGCCTACGACAATAGGGCCGCCATAAATTATTGGCACAATCCCTTCATTAGAAAAGGTATTATCTATTATCGGCGCGGAATATCGGGAGGTTGGATATTTAAGTTTATCTTTTTGATGAGATGCACTTACCGTAGCATAAATAGAATAAACGATTGTGCCTATTATCGCTAAATGAATAATAGCCACAGTCGCAGCAAAGGCGATTACACTTCCGCTGAAAAAAGTTGTAGCAACAAATATGCCTACTGAAATAGGGTCAGCATAAGCGTAATTATAAAAACCTAATAAAAATAATAATAAGAAAAATACTTTTTTAATCATTTGGGCGGTATCCTATCAAAAAGAAATCTTTTAAATATCTTAATTTAGTAAGGCAAGAACCAATGATTTTATCCATGTGCAGTAGCTGCTTATTATTTATACATATCCCTAAAGCCCCAATATCTCCTGTATTCTTAATCAACACTATATCGCCTTCCTGCAATTCATTGAAACTTACAGGATTAGCAAAGGTCTTTATAACATTTACCATGCGTTCAATATCATTTTTTCTATTTCTAAAAAATATGTTTTTTCCGTCGGTAAATGGATATTCTTTTCCTTTTACATATTTATAATATAGCCAGACTATGCCTCGGCAGTCGCAGCCAGAAAAATCTTTTCTGTTCAGCTTAAAGGGGACACCGATAAGTTTGTTAAGATCTTGGCTCATTTTGTCAGCGGTATTGTATGAAAGCCATGATAATTGTCAGTATTAGCATATGGCGTAGTACACATATCTAAAGTCTTATCACAGCCGCGATAAATGGTAAATGTATCTCCGACTGCCACTGCGCTATCTAAGGCATAATCTAAAGTTGCCTTATCCGTACCACTATCAAAATCGACTATTTTTCTTGAGTCTCCGCTATTATTTCCTGAAGTAAAAGTAACCGTCCCGTAATTCCAATAATCATCTGCTTGGATTAAATTGACCGTATCGATTAAAGTCGTAGTAGTCCCGCCAGTCGCAGCGCCTGTAACTTTATTTGCGGCTAATTCCTTGTTGATAGTGCAATAACTATCCCCGAACTTAGCATTGCATTGTATCTGATACGGCCAGCCGGTCTCAAAATCCAATGAGCCGATTATCGGAACGCAAGTAGCTTCTATTCTTTTTTCTGGAAAAGCTATGGACTGAATAAACCCGTCAAAAACCACTTTTGCATCCAGATAGGAACTTAAATGGTCTCTGAAGATAAGTCGCGTAACTACCCGTTTATTGCGGAAATCATGCGCTGCCGCCTGTGCGCCCATTGCTTTATTGACATTATCTATACGATAATTGACGCGTTCTATTTCTCCTTTAGCGCTTCTTTTAACACTAGTTCTTAACACACCTAAAGAGATATAACTTTGTTCAATATGCCCGATATAAGTGAAAAAAGTTATAGGGCGATAGAAATGAACGAAATGCAGAGTATTTGAATCTTCAAGAGTCTGGCTACCTAAATATAAATCGTGAATTTCAACCGGCCTGTGCAAAGCCTGATTTTTTATGGTGATTAATGTCGCGGATAAGCTTAACATATTAAGCTCCTGAACTGCTAGAACTTCTTGAACTAGATGAGCTGGATGAGCTTGATGAAAAACTAGACGAACTTGATGAACTGGAGAAACTTGAAGAGCTTGAACTTGAAGAAGAGCTGGAACTCGATGAGCTGGATGAAGAAGAACTGCTGCTGGATGAGCTAGAAGAAGAACTTGATTTTGAAGAAGAACTTGAAGAGCTGGAATATGAACTTGAGCTTGAAGAGCTAGAAGAAAAACTGGATGAACTACTTGAAGAACTAACTCCGGTAGGAGTAGTATAAGTAGTCCAACGTACTTCTTTTAAGACCATACCGGCATGCAATAATTGATATGCCGCCAATTCTCTAGTTAGTTTATCTTCAGCAAATCTAACTTTAAAATAATATTCATAAGTAACAAGAATTGCACCACTAGCAGGTGCAGTACCAAAAGTAATTTTTGACACTTCGTTGTCAAAATCATTGCTTAATGTATAATCAGTATTAGCTACGCCTCCAACTGTGCATGAATGATTAGCTACTGTATCAACTGGAAAATAATCTAAATTGAATACTTTTGTCCCACCATTACCTGTTCCAACATTTTCATCAGATATCTGATATTCTGTAAGGATTTTAACCAAAAAGAAATCATAAGCGCCTTTCCTATCTATATAAAATCTCCAAATTTCATCCATTGCTGCCTGGGTAAGGAATTCGCAATTAAGCCGGTATTCCCTTAAGCCATGATCCCATAAAGCGTCGCGGTATTCTTTGCCAGACTCGGATTCAGTGATTAAAGTATTGAAAAAAATTGTTTGAGTAAGGCCAAACTCAGGATTCAAAACTAAAATATCAGAATTCGCCATAAATTACCCCCATCTTTGACTAGTTGAACGCAATGAAGAATTGTCCCTGATGGCCCCCTCCGAAGCATTAGCATAGATATCGCCGTGTTGTTGAAGCCTTTCCCTGAATGAACGCTCATCAATAGTCTGAATATAATAATTATTTACCACTGCGCCTCCGCCAGCCTGCTCTCCGCGATTTAACTTATTCAGGTTATCCACTCCTAAAGAACGCATGCCAGCTCGGTTTACTACACCTTCGCCTTCAAGCAATGTCGCCGGGACCTCGCCGCCGGAGTGGAATTTTTTACGGTAACCGAAACTATTTTCTAAACTTAAAAGATATCCACCAGTATGACCCGCTAAACCTCCCGCTAAACCTCCCGCGAAACCTAAAAATCCTGCAGCCTTACTCCATACAGCCATAAGCATTAAATTAACTATGATTTGCATTATAGTTTTTAACATTATATCACCAAAACTTACCACAACATCTTTAAGTCCAGAAAACTCCAATTTAACAACTTTAATAAGTCCATCAACTATTGCATCGCGCGCTCCAGTTGCAAATGATTGCATAAATGTCTGCATAGCATTAAATTTAGCCCCTGTTTCATTCTGCAAATTGTCTAATTCTCCTATGAGGCCCTTAACATCTATTTTCATTTGCGCTGATACATTACTAGCGCCTTCAAGAATTTTAGCATATAAATCAACAGCGCTACCTGTCATATTAAACAAAGAATCAGCAGCGCTATTCATATCTTTTATTAAATTCTCATTAGTTATTTTAAATGTTTCTCGCCATAAATCTATCTCATCACCGGCTTTAATTAATTGTTCTTGTATTCCTTTAGTTGCCGGAATTACAGACAAAAGAGCAATAATAATAGCATTAACACCTAATAAAACTTTAGAGATAAATTCTGATATGCCGATAACTATAATATCAATTTGAAGGCCTACACCTTTAATCACATTTATCATACCATTAAGAACAGTCCAAACTCCTACCAATGCAGCCAATATTCTACGCCATGCCTCAGCGAAATTATCTGTTTGCGCCTGTGAATTTTTTAATGCCTCGTTATGTTTATTTATCTCTCCTGTCATTAACTGTATAACAGCAATAAAATATGGAGATTTTGTTATGATATTACCTAAACTTTCATGATATTCATGCATAGCAGCAGCATAAATCTTCATTTGTCCGCTAAAAGTCCCAGCCATTGCTGCAGCCGCACCACTAACAGAACCTGCTATTGCTTTTAATATAATGTCAAAATCTTTAGTTTTTTTAGTAGTTTCATCAAGCTTAATACCTAAATATTCTAACCGAGATGCATTTGAAGAAAATGCCTGTCCTGTTGCCTTTGCGATAGAAGCTAAACTCATTTCTTCACCGCTTCTAGAACGGACTAATTTAGACATATCCACTAATAAAGGAAGTAGTCTTTGAATCTGTTGTTCATTCAATTTATAAGTAGCTAATATTGAAGCAGCGGAGATTATTTCATTATCGCTAGCGCCAGTTAAAGTCTGTAAGGCATTAGCTTGTTCTATGATAGCATTAGCGCCTGCCCTTGAGCCAGTGCCTGTAGCCGCAAAAGCAGCGGCTAAACGGCGTTCTGCGTCTTCTTGAGCTTGAGCTGCTTCAATAGATTCTTTAGTAAAATTAATAAAAGGCCTTAAACCAAACATATAAACAAGAATCGTATTACGTAAACTACCAAGTGATTTCATAAGACCTTTTATTTCAAAATCTAAAAAACGACCACACCTACCAGCTTCAGTCATTGCTTTGCCCATCTTATCTATATCAATAGCCGCAGCTCCGCCTTCTTTCTTTATAGTAAGACCCAATTTCTTCATAGAATTAATTTGGTCTTCCGTAGCCTTTATAAATTTACCCGTAGCCTCATCCTTAAATGATAAGAAAACTTTAAAATTCTGTTCTGGCATATTACACCTTATATTTTTTATTAATCATTTCTATTTCCGCTGATTCCAATATGTCGAATATATCAAGCATCTTGACCGGCTGCTCTGAAACGCTGCCCTTAAAAGGAAGATACCCTTTTTTATAATATTCATAATATCTAATATATTCTTTTATCTCTGGAGGTAATATCTTTGCTACACATCTATCTGCTGGTTTTCCTTCTATCAGATATGGTTGAACCGGTTTTCCGAAACAACCCCGGAATTTCTTCTGATATTCATTACAATTATGGCAGTTAAGTCCTAAACTTGAGACTTCAACTGCCAATTTCAGTTTTTTGCTAATTCAGAACTTACTTGATTCTCTCCCCAGATAACATTTGATAATTCAGTAATAGCAAATAAAGGGATTATTTTTAATATATCGTCTGAGACTGCCTCAATTTCCGCGCCGAAAACTTTTACCTTTTCAGTCTTGAATTCAACTTCTTTATCGCCTGATTTAAAGTTCTTAAAACCTTTCAAGCCGTATTTGACGATAGAGAAATTATTCAATGCCAAATCCATCTCGCCCTGCACATAGACAGGATTGCCATCTTTTATTTCAACCTTCCCGAAACTCGAAATAATCTTTGCTTTTGTAATAGAGTCTAACGGGCCTATCAACCATATCGTCGGATTTTCTTTATCTGATTTTAATACATATTCTTTTATCTGACCTACAGCAATTGCGTCTATCATGCTTTCTCCTTTTTAATACTTTAGGTTAATAAACTTTTTCGCAGCTTTCTGTATTCTCTCTCTTACCCAGCGTTCCATCCTTAAATTTATTTCTTTCTTCATCTTTGAAGAAATGCCAAAGAATATCCATTTTTTAATTCTTCCTTTTTTAGTCCTCACCCCTTCTTCCTGAAGCCTTCTTGCTACTTCATCTCGTTTTGGCTCACCTCTGCCAATTACCCCAACAACTGCTGTATTTTTATATGGTACATAGGCATGGATAGCACCGAGTAAAATCCCTTTTTCAATCAATGCCGCGCTAAAACCTTTTTTTGATATTGTTTTTCTTTCTAGGGCAGGAAAGGATGCTCCGTCAAGACCTCGTTGCAAACGGATATTCTGCTGAATATCATTTTTTATTTCTTCAGCAATCTGTTTTAACGGAACACTGGCATCCATAAAATCAGGGATAGCCAAATCCATTTGTATATTGCATACAAATTCTGAAGGCATATAAACGCTCCTCTATTTCTATACGCTACGAGAGCTAGAACTAGAACTAAAAGAACTAGAACTAGAAGAATTAGAACTAGAACTATTAGAACTAGAAGAACTAGATGTGGAAGAACTAGACATAGATGAACTCGATGAAGCTCCCATTGTTATAGTCAGTTCATCATTGCCGCCATCAGAATTCTTGCATACTTCGCAGGTAGCGTTCATTATCCTAATACCACCTCTATCTCCTTCTTTCAAACCAGTATATCTTACTGCTGGAAGTGAAAAATTGATACAATTTCCAATAGAGTCATTCATTATTATTACTACCGTCATGGTTGAACGGGACATTATCAGACTATAAAAATTATGGTCAGTAGTCGCAACCAATTCTGGATCAAATGTCATTATCGGGTTTCTTCCAGTAATCTTCGCATAATCAATCCCGGAAGGATCCTGTGGCCTTGGGGAAATCACTATCTCATTTTGTAAATCAAGTTCGCAAGCATCCAGTACTAACGAATTTCCGGCAATAGTAACCGTAGCGCCCATAAAAATGAATGGCACCTGTGCCGGGTATGTCGGCGACAATAATGCTGTATCACTATGTTCTGAATATTTACCTTGAAAGGCAAATTCGCAGAATATTGGTTCGCCAACTTTAAACTGGAATTTTACGTTGCCGGCCGCGCCGAGCATTGTCTTTCTGAATCCGTCTTCATATTTAGCTATTGTGCAAGTTACAAAATTATTAGATATAGGAATATAAAGATTGGAATTGTTATTCGGAAAAGTTTCTGATAATCCACAGGCCCTTAAAAATGGGGTTATTGGTAAGGTAGTGCCTCTACAATTTGCAACAGGGCCCATCAGTTCTGCTTTAAATGTCAAAGACATCTTCCTTGCCCCCGGCTCTGAGCCGAAGCGCGACATGTGTTTAGTTACTGGGTTTCTTTTGAACTGTTCGAACTCTGCATCCATTACAGGATCATATGCTAATATTGTTGCATTAGTGGCATCTAATGTTTCCGCTGAGCCGCTGTTACTTTCTACTTTGCCCGCTAACTGAGCAATTCTACTAATCTTACTGGTCATCTTCCCTCCTTTTAAATGATACGGTCTTCAATATTAATATTTATCTCAACTATATGACAGAGAACTTCTCCGAGTTTCCCTATTGTAAAAGTGCCTGTAATCGGCACATGCACTATTTTCGCTTTTCCGCCCAGCGTAGGGTCGTCAATGAAATCAGCGCAAATCGTTTCCACTAGGTCTTGGAACGTTTTTTCAGTCGCCAGAGCATCATAGAAAGAATAAAAACCGCGGATAATAAACTCATGGCTTGTATCTTCGACATCTCCGGAACCTCCTCTTGCCATCCTTGAGAAAGACCTTCTTTCAATTTCCCAAGTATTTACTTTAGAGTCCTTTATAAATAAATCCTTGTAAGTCGCCCAGTCAGAACAGAAACGTTTATAATCATAAACTTTCTCCACGCCGGAGATTGCTTCCAGTTTAGTCTTTATTTGTGTACGGATTAAGCTTAATGACACTTCAATTAAGGTGGGAGGATAGATATATATTATATATAATATATATAGTTATTATATATAATATATTATAAGAGGTTTCTATCTCCGCCTTCTCCAAATTCTTCGTTCTGGGGTATATTAACGATATCTGAGCGGATGTGTCAGCATATCTTCAGACCATGAATAAATTATATCAAGGTCCTTAATGGCGACTCCGGCTGAGGCAGCCGCAGTGCCTTTAGCCTCTTCCCCTAAGCCCATCAGTGAATTATATATAGCCAGTTGTTCTTTAGCCAAGTTGGTATATAAATCTGATTTTCGCTGATAGTCAATAACATCCGCTTCAAGGGTAGAGTCAGTACTTTGTGCAAATTTTGCCGCAAGAGCCCAGAAACAAAGACTGGCAGCTAATGTTACCACTGCCTCTATATCATTATCATCAATGGTACAAGTCGTCTCATTTAACGTATGAGGCAACGTATATTCAAATCTCGCTATTTTAGCGCTTACCGGTATAAAAGTAAGAAATCTTAGATAAGTAGTTGTAACAGTTGAAACCAATTTCTTAAAGAACTTCCAGTCTATTGATTCAACATACTGCGGATTCTGATAATCATCTGCCGGATATTCTATCTCGCCTTTGATATAAGAAAAGTTATCTACCCAGTCAGTCGGTAGAGCAAAATCATAAGCTGTGCCATCACCAGTCAGTTCATGAACTTTTGAATGTGGCCTATCTTTAGAGAAAATCAATACAGCCCGGGATAAAATACGGTATTTATCGTTGGGTTGCAGTTTCTCCGCGTCGTCTTGCAAAACCGTTTCAAGGCGCGCTAGGTAATCTTCTCTCGTATAGGACATATTATTTAATCTTTGTTTCTATTTTGGTCAATCTTTCAAATATCTCTTTATCAAATTGTTGATGATGCGAAAGATGGTTACTTAATTGCAGATCTATTTTGTCAAAGTTAATCTGTGCCACTGCTTCTAATCTATCAAAATTGGCTTTGGTTTCTGCCTTTATTGAACACATATCAGTCCTTATCATCCCGAGGATAAAAAGCGTAATTGCAATTAATGCAGGCGTAACAAACCGTAATACCATTCCATACCCATTAATTGCATCTTTGTTCATTTATTCTATCTCCTCTAAGTTTATTCAGCGTTTCGAGAACTAGAAGAAGAACTGCTGGAAAAACTAGAACTAGAACTAGAAGAAGAACTGTTGGAAAAACTAGAACTAGAACTAGAAGAAGAAGAAATACTCGAACTAGATGAAGAGCTAGAATTAGAATTAGAAGAACTAGAACTCGATGAACTGGAATAAATATTTATACTAGGAACGACTTTTCCTAATAACTGAAAACGCCTGCGGTTAACCATAATAATATTGCAGTCTTCTTCGATGACATTATACATACCGCAAGCGACAGCTTCGCAAGTTATCCCAGCCCCCGCATTAACTTTAAATGGACATTTATATGCCGGCGCTGCCATTTTAATCTCCTATATTTATTAGGGGAGAAATTGTTTCTCTCCCCTAATTTACTTTAACTAAACTGCCGCTGCCACATAAACATCGAATATCTTGAAATATCCGGTAGCAGGCCCACCGAACTCAAGAGTCTTAATCCCACTTTCTGTAGTGGTAATCTCTACTTTAACGTATCTACCATTAGTATTGGCAATATCAATTTCTTGCCAAATAGTTGTATCTTGCCAGTTTGTAATCCCTGAATAAATTGCAGCACCAAAATCAGCCGGATTATCACCAACATAGATATTTACATTAGTAGGATCACAACTTGCATCTCCACCAGAACGGCCTCTAACTTGCTGGACATTCCGAGTTGCCCCTAAATCAATGATGAAGAAATGGGTTTCATTAGCAGTATGTTTCCAAACATTAGTTCCATTCAAAGCGGCTTCGATAGTAGTGCTTGAACCATCGTCTTCACAGACTGAATACAGTGATTCAGCGCCTAACCCTAACCAACCTTCACCAGTAAACGAACTGGAACTAGATGAACTAGAACTATTGCTTGAACTAGATGAACTGCTTGAGCTTTCTGAACTAGATGAACTGCTTGAGCTTTCTGAACTGCTGGAAGAACTGCTTGAGCTTTCTGAACTAGATGAACTGCTTGAGCTTTTCGAACTGCTGGAAGAACTGCTTGAGCTTTCTGAACTAGATGAACTGCTTGAACTGAATGAACTACTTGAACTGCTTGAACTGAATGAACTAGATGAACTACTTGAACTGAATGAACTAGATGAACTACTTGAACTGCTTGAACTGAATGAACTAGATGAACTACTTGAACTGAATGAACTACTTGAAGAACTGGAACTACTAGAACTGAATGAACTAGATGAACTACTTGAACTACTTGAACTGAATGAACTACTTGAAGAACTAGAAGAACTAGAACCAGCTGCAGCAACAGTAGCGTTCAAAGCATACCAATATGTTCCATTGCACCAAAATTCAGCAGTTTCATATGCTCCTAGCTGAACTGTATCAGTTGTAGTAATACCTCCGCCAAAACCGGCAGCGGTATATATATTTGCTTGATCTGTAGTTGTTACATAGATACTAGCGCCCCTTAAATTATCGCTAGCAACAGGAAGGGTTAATTGAGCTATTGCGGTAATTTTAATAAATAAATTACCGCTTTTCATAATATCCGCTTCTGTAAGCGAGTAATCTGCTGTTACTGTAAGAGGTTCCCCTCTTCTGTTTGCGACAGAGTATTTATATCTGGTTGGTTTAGGCATATAGCCCTCCTTAGCTTGCGCCTACAGAAGACGATAACGCATACCAATTAGTTCCATCGCACCAAAATTCTACTGTATTATATGCTCCTACTGTTACTGTATCATAATCACCGCCACCGCCTCCGAAACCAGCCGCAACTGCGACTTTTGAAGCAGCATTATTTCCGGTAACATACACACTTACGCCTTTTAAATTTCCACTGACCACAGGCAAAGTTAACGTGGTAACACCACTACAAACAAAAAATTGACCTATCCTTAAAATATCTGCTTCTGTGATAGGATAGGCACTTGTTTTCGTTATGGCAGTGCCTCTTTCATTTGCCACACCATATTTGTATCTTGTAAATTTAGACATTTAATACCTCCTTAACATTAAGCATTTTTCAGCTTAACAGCTGTGCCGGGACTGTCAAATTACCTCGAAAGCCCCGGTCATCGCCATTAACTCGGGTTTTATTATGCTACTATCGCACCTGCAAATGCCCTGAAGTCAACAACTGCTCCGCCGTACTCATGGCGCACTTTATAGCGGATTGTATCGTAGAGAAACACATTGCCGGCCGTAGGTTGATCCTGCACTAAAATCTCGGGTTCTTCTTTGCCGTTTAAAAATCCTATTTCAATACCTTCTATGTCAGAAGTTTTTGCTGTTAGATAATAGTTATTTTCATCACCGCGAAGGAACGGACTTTGCTGAACATCAAACTGGCCAGCCAATGTGTTTATTCCGCCTTCTGCGTTTTCAGGATGTTTTCCGGGAGCGACTAATGCTAATGCAGTTCCGTTTAAAGAACGAGGTACCCAGAGAGTAGGTTTTTCTGTACCTAAGAATTGAGTTACCTTACGTACATCAGCTGCTACTTCATGTGTAGCGCTACTTGTTCCAAACAATCCCCTTGTGATTTCTAATGTAGTAGTATTAGTTACAGTGTCAACTCTAACTATTTCACCATCTATCCAAAGATAGTCTCCTGCTTTAATATATGTAGTAGTTGTAACCACTAATGTTGTACCATTAGTTATCTGTGTTGCAACATCAGTCTTATAACCAAGTTCACACTGATACCACATATCATTCAATAAATCTTGCAGGTTATCATAACCTAAGGCGCCTGTTCTGTAATTTTTATGCAATGTCGCATAAAGTACTGTGGTTGTGCCGGCATAATCTTTGTCGTAGATCTTAGCTGTATTAATACCAGAAGCACCATAACCTATCATTAAATCAAATACAAACTGATTTAATGTATAACCAGCGGCTTTACCTACTCTTTTTGGAATACCAGTAAGCACTTTTAAATCGTCATCAATAATCATTCTTCTGGTAATGGTAATCATTCCACCTTTGGTCATGATTGCATAGGTTGCTTCTTGGTCGGTCGGGAATCCAAGTTCAGGATAATTAGGAGATTCACTATCAATAGGAGTACCTGCAACCGTTCTTGCAGCCTGAACTGTAGGAAGCACGCCAAAGCCTCCCCATTGTATTCTTTCTTGCAATTTAAAATCTTTTATCGGTGTAGTAACCGCTATTTTTCTCCAAAGTTCTGGGATTGATTTATATTCAGGAAGCATCCTTCTCTGCATAGAATAACCTAAAGCGTAAGTAAATGTACTATTATCGTCTAAAGCTTCCGTCAATCTTGAAATTGCTTTCGGGCCTAATCTTCCAGAGATCCCGGGGTCATCCGTAAAAGCCACATAGGCTTCTCTTAATGATGTAAATCCATCAATATCTTTATACTTATCTTTTTCGGCATCGCTAGGTTTATAACCAAGCATTAAATCCATAGATGCCTGCAGCCTTGTAACTGGTTCTCTTTCGACGAAACTTCCTTCAATATCTCCGCCAAAATCGATTATAGCCTTGCTTTCGATTAATTTGGCCAATGTTTCGCGTTCAGATTTTATTGATTCTTTAATTTCTGCTTCGGTGAATATTTTATTTTCAAAATTCTTTTTTATTTTGCCTTTTACTGGCTCGGGAAGGTTACTCTCATCAAGCACCAACTGCAACATCTCTTTGCACTCGCGAGTCTTAGCCTTCTTTTCCATATCGATAAGTTTTGCCTCGATATCTTTTTGTTTGGCATCTATTGCATCTTGTTTCTTTTTTGCTTCTGTCTGCCCCGCTGCAGCAGCGTCTGATTGTGCTTTAAGCAATGCCTGTTTTTTCTTTAACTGTTCAGGAGATAATGCAGAGTCATCAGCTTTTACTAACTCCTCGTCAGTCATTTCTTTCATTTTAATGACTTCGTTAAGCAGTTTTTCTGCTTCGTCATATTTTTTATCCTTTAAATGTTTAACAATACCTTCTAACTCAGAACATTTAGCGGATTTCTTTTCTTTTGCTTCTTTGACCAGCGACTCAAAAATACTGATTACTTCTTCTCCGGTGATATTCTCGATATCCACGCTTTCTAATAATTTCGGATTCCAAGCCTTTAAGGCCTCAAGAATCTTCTTAAACATTTTTTCGCTACCTCCTCTTTGGTTTAGGCTTTCGATTATTTTTAATAACTCACCGCCAGCCGCAGGTTGAGTTACAAAATCCGTGCTGAATACTTTACTAATCCCGTTTACCACCGTTACCGGTTGGCCATTAAGCATACGCACACTTGACGGGCCTTCCGCGTTTATTGACAAACCAAGAAAGTTTTTTAATCCTTTCTGCCAAGCATTTATGAGCATCTGCTTTAACTCTTGGACCTTGCTATTTTCCTCAAGTAAATGCAGAGACCCGGTTAAACCAGTAACTTCTCTCCCTTCGATTTTTACGGTTTCATATTTAACATTATCAAGATACCCCGCGGTCTGGAGAGGAAAGCCTTCTGGACGAATTTTCTCTAATGCTAATGGAATATGGTCAAAATGTTTATCTTTCCATTCGTAGAAACAAACTTTGGATTTTTCAAAAAGAGGAACTGCTTTTTGGAGGGCTTCTTTGGTATAATATTTTCCGTTTTTAGAAAGCCCTTCTTCGATAATCATCACCTTCCAGATATCTCCGGAAGAAGTACTTTCTAAAAAACAAACTATATTGGTTTGATTTAATTTAAACAATTAAGGCACCGGATAGTTCTTTGGTTATTCTTCCAATAATTTCCTTTCGTGTTTCTTGTTCTCCGGAGCTTGCCGGCTCAAATGATATATAGGAAATATTATGTTTCTTTAACCATGCTTTCGCTTCTTCAGAAGTGAATTGATGTTTTGAAAAACGATAGGATTGTGCGTGCATAGAGTCGCCACTTTTAGGGCGTTGAATAATTATACTTATACCTGGAGCGATTGTTTTGCGTGCAGTTACGGATGAACCAGAAGGAAGTGGTTCTGCAACTCTGCACGCGTGTTCGTTGGGGTATGGCGTAGGGCACCTCCTTATTAACTAACAAAAAACGGATTTACTATATCTCTATAATAAATCCGTAAAGTGGACTATCCTGTGGATATCTTGTGGATAAGTATATAACCCTATCTGCTTAAAATATATACAATAAAAATCTTTTTGTCAAGAACTATTTTTTTAAGCTCCAGAAATCTGAACTCTCATTATCTCTTTTCGCACTAAATATTCCTTTAAGTTTATCGCCTGAAAACTCTATTGTTTTCTCTAATTCTGTGGACTCCAAAATGGATACATTCCCCATATCAACTATTTTCATCCATGTTGGCATCTCGGTGATATTGAGGCTGCTTCGCGGGGCTACAAAAGTAGTAGATTCATTAACCTGCATAACCTCATATTTTGAAGGTTTGATATAAAATATCGCTTCTTTAAAATCTTCTTTTAAAGGGTTAACATCCAAAAACAAATCAATATTAAAATCAGTAGCAATGATAAAACTTTCTATTTTTTTGCTTTCTAAATGTTTTCCTTTCCACCATTGATGATATAGTGCAAATTTACCTATTTTCTTTTCTGCTTCTTTCATTTTTATTGTAAACTTATATTCTTTATAATCTACATTACTGTCTTTCATTTCTTTGAATGTATTAAAGGCCTGTTTATTGCCGTCAGGCTGTTCTGCTAAATATTTATACTCCGTAAACTTATCAAAAAGCTCAGCAGAGAACGGAGGCATTTTTTCAAGCTGGATATCAATATTGCCTGATTTTATTATTTCTTTAATACATTCACAGAAGGACTGATTCAACTCTTCAAAGCTTTGCTTGACTTCATCTCCACGCCGTTTTGAAGCGTATAACTGAAGTATTTTTTCTAATTGCGGAAGTAAAGGCTTATCTTTCGCTTCCAGAGATTTTATATCTATGTTAGATATAAAATCTATAAACAAACTTTTTGCGTCAGCAGATATTTTGTCAAATTCGATATCCTTAATTCCTGATTCTATTATCTTATATATTGCCTCTTTGAAGGATTTTTTGATTGCCTCAATTTCCTCTTTTATATTTCCATCTTTTTTAGAAGTATATAATTTTATAATCTCGTCTAATTTATCGAGCAGTATTTTATTCTCATTATTTTCAAACAGGAATTTAATGCTATTTTTCATTTATCGTTTCCTCCTTTTCATCGTCAGTATCGCTTTCCATATCAACGCCTAATTGACTAATTACCGCATTTAAAACTATTTTTGCTTTTTTATCGCTTATCCATTTTTTATCAGAAGCCTGAACTAAACCGCCGATTAAACCACTCATCGCTTCAGCAGCGCCTTTACTGCTGTCTCCTGAAACAATCGGCGAAGGTATTATCTTAAAACTTCTATTAACATCTTTAGATAATGTCCCGGCAATTATCGCTTGGTCAATAACAAAATTGAATATCCGCTTAATCATAAATTTAATTTTTTTCTGTTTTGACTTTAAACTTTTTAATACCGGAGCGGACATCTCTTTCGCAGTTGCTCTAGTCGTTGTAGAACCTTCACCAAACCAATGCTCTGGATATCCAGAACCGCCTAATATCTGCTGTTTAAATAATCTTGCCTCTTCTGAAGCGTCAGCAGATTCTAACTTTGGAGTTTCAGATTTCCATTTTACCTTTTCATTATGCGCTCTTATTGAACCGGGTCGAGGTATAGCTATAGTTTTAACAAATTCTTCTAATTCTCCCTTATCCATTCCTTCACATTCAATATCCCAAATAAAATTATTCAGCAGAAATGCCCGTTCTAATCTCGCAAAAAGGAATTGGTCGTATCCGTCTAGCCAATCGGCGAGCCTTAATAGCGCACTTCTACCCCGCGTTGCTGAACTTACTTTATTAATCGTAAAATAGAAACAATTTCCTACTAATCTGCCATAAGTCTCAGACCTCAATGCTTTATCAACATTGATAATATTTATTTCTCTTTCTATTGAACCGCTGGGCTTTCTCCAGATTAAAGTCTTATTTATTTTAGTATTATTAGAATCTTTTTTAATTTTCAATATTGTCTTGGGGTCTATATACCCTAACTTCACAGCACCGTCAGCTGAGTTGACCCAGACAGGCAGGCAAAGTTCTCCGAAAAGAAATAACTCTACAACATTGACATTCATTTCTTCATCTAAGTTATTATCTGGGTCTTCCCAGAAGTTATCCAATACTTCTTTGACATCAGGGTCTTGCGCTGTATAACTGAAACCATCTCCGATGACAAAATCCTCAATGATTTCAATAATCCTGCCTGCCATAGGATTGCTATCATATAGGTAAAAAGCGATATCCTGCATCCTACGTTGCGTAAGCAGATTAAGATCTCTATCCTGATTAGTAGTCAATGAGCGCCACAGAGAATCATCACTTGAACCGCCTACCATCGGATATGCTTCAGCTAATCTACGCTGAATTTCTACAGAGCGTTTAGCGCGCTCGTTAAAATTAACTACCACTTCGCTTGATTCTTGTATTATTTTAGCTTTTCGTTTCATTGTAGTAACCCCCTTCTTTCTGTTCTGTATCTATTTATTACAGAAGCCACAGAAGCGCCTCTGGTCATTACCGGCTCAACTGTCCTAATTACTTTGCCATTATCATCTTTTATTTCCTCACCCGGATCTATGCCTACAACAATACCCGCGGCTTTTGTTTTAGGAAATAAATAGTTTATACCGTATTCAATCGCGTTAACCGCATGAGTATATTTATTATCGATATGGTCTTGTCCGGTCTTATTAAGCGTAACATTTTTCAGGCACTTTGCCAATTCCAAGCAAGTTGGTTCATCTGAAATATTGAACTGCGGCCGGCCATTGATATATTTCTTGAAGCATGCCTTTACGCATTTCATCTTTTCATCATTAGAGATTTCTCGCGTATGAATATCTATTGAGCCGTTAGAAACCTTTTTATAATCTTCTATCACGCTGGTCTTAGTAACTCGGTTTCTTTTATTCCCTGATTTATCACCGATAAAAACCATGTCTTTAATTTCCCCTGTATAACCTAAAGCATCCAAGCATTTAATAAACTCATGATACAACTCTGGAGTGAGCATATTGAAGAATATCTTATAATACAAGATAAATAACCTCTCCTCAAAATCCTTTTGGGCAAAAATGAATACCTCTCCCTCAAGGCCGAAATCAACAAAACAGTATAACTTTGATTTAGGATTAAGATATACCTTATGGCCTAATAGATGTATCCCATCGCCATATTCTGGATAGGAACGGTTAATTTTTGCCTTATCATAACCCACCAAAACTTCTTGTGCTATTTCTTCTTCAGTCATAGAAGCAGTCTTTTTATTATACCAGTTTTCGTCATGTTGGGGGTTATCCTTCCAATGAAATCTCATTTTAGTAAATCCTGAATTAGGCATATCTTTAATTTCAGCAAACTTATTATTTACACTTTCTTTCGGCGGAGTTGAATTAAGACAAACAGTATTTGTAGCAGCGCGGACTCCTTTCCACATTTCATCTAAACATTCTATACAAGCCGCTTCATCAATAAAAATAAATCTATATTGAGTATCTCTACCGGCATTGGGGTTTGACGATTCACCTTTAATTATGGAGTTCATTGAAGGCACAGCAAATATTAAAAACGGGTTATGTATTCTTGGTTTTAAAAAAGGTGGCAATCTCATATACATAAATAATACTCTTCCATGTAAAGCATGAAAGGTATTGCCGGAATCTTGCACTTCTGATTCTTTTCTTGAAATATTCAAGGCAGTAAAACCTTTAGTATACAAAGCTTGATGTAATTCCCATCCCATAATTGTCCAAGAAATTCCGAGATCATGCGGTTTATCAATGAATAAATCTTCGTATTTATCTAATTGCTTAACTAATTCTATCTGTTTAGACCATAATATAAAAGGAATAATAGTAGGAGCTGGAGCTCTACGCGTATCTATTGTCCAGATATAGTTATTGAACCAATAGATTTTATCCTCAGCGCAGCGCCGATATTCCTTGATCTGCCACTTCCTCGCATCTTGTTGAGACCGGCTGTCTATTTCTTTCTGCCAGTCTATTCTTTTAATTTCCTTCGTTATCACTTCCACCAGCAATCTCCTCCGCGCTTAACATTTTTCTTTCTTTTTCTTTTTGAGTAACTCCGCCAAGCAAAAATACCTCAAGGCGAATTAACCGGTCTAAGTCTCTTAAGGTTGACTTGTCCATTAATGAACCCATAATTTTCCCTTCGCCTTTGCATATAGGACATACTATTTTCATATCGTCTTTACCGGTCTGTATTCCTGTGCCTTCGCAGAATTTACAAGTTTTTTCTTTAATTCTCTCTTTTAAATGGTTTATGCTTGTACGGAGAATATCAACCATTTCACCCCGGCGCTCAACCAAAAGTACATTATATTTCTCCGAAATCTTATCTTGGAATACAGTCAAACGCCATTGAAGCGGCTTTATCCCGCGCTTCTCATCACCACGCCTAAAATACTTCCTTGCGGTTTCAAAACAAATCTTGGCTTTTTTAGCCGATTGTTTTAATGATATGCCTTCAGCCAAATAAGTAAACAACTCATCAATTTTATCCTGCGGTATCACATACCGGTAGCCATACCCTTCTTTTTTTGGTTTAGTAACTCTTAAATTTGCCAACGAATTTTCACTAATCATTAATGTGCCTCTTTCTTTTTGACCAGAAATTCAATTACTCCTGTCCTCTTATCCGCGCCGGAATTAAAAGCAGCATAAAGGAATAATGTAAAGGTGCCTACGACTAAAGGTGTGTATTTATATCTTATCTGCGTTGTTGATATTGTTGCGGCAGTTTCAGTCAATATGGCAGTAGTGGAACCTACTTTCCATATTTGCACCTTTGCACTTCCGGCATCCGGCGTCTGCGCCACACCATCAATTTCAAACGAACCTCTAAAGGTTACATCGTCAGCAACATAATATTCACTTCTGATATTTGACATCGATATATCAGAGCTCCTTTCTTGTTAAGTAGTTTGATTTTTAAGTAAAATTCTATATTCTTCTTCAGTTCTGTTATGTTTTCTACAATTACAGACAAAATGTGCTATATCTAAATTTTCTTTTACATTAGTGCCACCACGAGATAATGGCGTCTTGTGATCTATACTATCTTCACCGAATTGAATTGAAATATAGCAGAGATAGCAAGTCAATGTTCCATACTTCTTGATATTATCTTCATAGACCTTTTGAATATCTTGAATAGTTAATTTACCACCATTTCTAAATCTCTCTTTATATAAAGCATTTTCAGCTTTTTTCTTTATCCTTCTTTCTTTTGAATTATAATAATTAGGATTTTTTAATCGCCATAATCTTTGTTTTTCTTTAGAATAATTAGGATTTTCTAATTTCCATAATCTTTGTTTTTCTTTAACTTCTTCTCTTTTATTATAATCACGCATATATATTCTTTTTTCCAATCTTGCTTTTTCTAAATGTCTTAATCGCCAATTTTTTTGATTGAGTCGCATTGCTTCTCGATGACTATCACTATATTTTTTACTATATTGATACCAAAGTTTTTTATTTTTTAACCACCAATTTCTCCAATTTAATCTAATTTCTTTATAGTGAACTTTTCTATATTGCTTACCATATTGATAGACATATTCTTTATTTTTTTCTCTCCATAATTGCATATATTGTTTCTTTGTCTTATTTTTATACTGTAGTGCAGGCATATTTAATGTTCTTTAAATTTGTAATCATAAGTATCGTCTTTAAATTTATAATCACTAGTATTATCTTTAAATTTATAATCATAGGTATCGTCTTTGAATTCAACTTTATGAGGTAACGATGAGGCCGAACTTGAACTGAATGAAGAACTACTGAAAGAACTAGAGTTACTTGAAGAACTAGAATTACTTGAAGAACTAGAACTACTAGAAGAACTTTCTAAACTTATTGATGAATTTGAAGAACTAGAACTGCTGGAAGAACTGGAACTGCTGGAACTGCTTGAGCTTTCTGAACTGCTGGAAGAACTGGAACTGCTAGAACTGCTTGAACTGCTTGAACTGCTTGAGCTTTCTGAACTGCTGGAAGAACTGGAACTGCTTTCACTACTGGAACTGCTTGAGCTTTCTGAACTACTGGAAGAACTAGAACTGCTTTCACTGCTGGAACTGCTTGAGCTTTCTGAACTGCTGGAAGAACTGGAACTGCTTTCACTGCTGGAACTGCTTGAGCTTTCTGAACTGCTGGAACTACTGGAACTGCTGGAACTGCTTGAAGAACTGGAACTGCTTTCACTACTGGAACTGCTTGAGCTTTCTGAACTGCTTGAAGAACTGGAACTGCTTTCACTACTGGAACTGCTAGAGCTTTCTGAACTGCTGGAAGAACTGGAACTGCTTTCACTACTGGAACTGCTTGAACTTTCTGAACTGCTTGAAGAACTGGAACTGCTTTCACTACTGGAACTGCTTGAGCTTTCTGAACTGCTTGAAGAACTGGAACTGCTTTCACTGCTGGAACTGCTTGAGCTTTCTGAACTGCTGGAAGAACTGGAACTGCTTTCACTACTGGAACTGCTTGAGCTTTCTGAACTGCTGGAAGAACTGGAACTGCTTTCACTACTGGAACTGCTTGAGCTTTCTGAACTACTGGAAGAACTAGAACTACTGAAAGAACTTGAAGAACTAGATGATGATAAACTACTTGATGAAGAAGAACTGCTTGAGAAACTTTCCGCGGAACTACTACTAGAACTTGATATAGAACTACTAGAACTACTCGAACTAAATGAACTGCTAGAAGAACTAGAACTGAATGAACTGCTTGAAGAACTAGAACTGCTGGAAAAACTAGAACTGCTTGAGCTACTGGAAAAACTGGAAGAACTGGAACTGCTTGAACTGAATGAACTGCTAGAACTACTTGAGCTTTCTGAACTGCTT